ACGGCATCTTGTCCTAAACAACAGAGTGATTCTATTGTTTGAGGGTACTATCTCTCTAAGAGGGCCTCTTTATCAATTTTATTATGAAATTGAATGCCTCTATACAAAAGAGGCCTGCGGCCAGAGGCGGGCCAGAGGCTCTGGAGGCCCTCTGGAGGGCCTCTGGATTTGTTCTGCCCTATTCAAATTCATAATAAAATTGAATGCAGGTAGCCCTATAACAAATGGTCGGGAGAAAAAGCCAGGGATAAAGAGAAACAGAGGACGCTCTGGTGCTCTCCCCACTCCTTAAAAGGCTATAATCGCGCTGGGACGGACAGCAGGGGACAGGCCAAGAGCCCCTTACTATCTCTTTTTTTATGCATTCCAGAGAGCCTACAGAGGGCTCCAAGAGGCCGCCAGAGGGCTCAAAGAGGCCGCCAGAGGGCTCCAGAGGCCCTCCATAAAAATTGAAGCTGGGGCCGGCCTAGCCGCTCTGTACCCCCACCTCTTTCCCTGTAAAGATGTCTTCTCGCTACGATCTCGAAGCGCGCATCAGCACCCTCCGCCGCCAGCTGGCCGCCGCAGAGGCAGAGCTGGCGAGGCTGCCAGAGCCTGTGGAAGAGACAGAGCCACAGGCACAGAGGGCTGGTGAGCTAGAGACAGTTGCCCAGAATACCTACTGTATCGCTGGCCGGCCGGACCTTGGGACCTTTCGGGTGGCTCCTGTAGCGCCTCTGGCTCCTGCGCCTCCTGCAGCTCCTTCTGTCATCCGCATCGGCGGCTTCGACTACGTCTTTAAGGAGGCCCGCTGGAGCATCCCCATCCCCGAAGATGGCGTCATCAAGCCGCACCACAGCTCTGACTTCTTCTGGCCTGCCACGCGCGCCCGCTATCTGGTCAAGGAGATTAATCCAGAGGCTAAGAGGCAGTCTTTCGATAAGAACATCCGCTACATTGCGGAGCGCGTCAACATGACGCCAGAGCAGCTCATCAAGACGAATCCGGTCGTCATCGGCTGGCGCCTCGGCGTCTCAGAGGTGAAGATGTCTCAGAACTTCGGCGACTATTACGTGCTCCGTAAGGGATACACCTGCCGCTACGGTGCGTTCTGAATGCCTTTAAAGGCATCTTAACCAAGATAAAAAACAAAAAATATTTTTTACGGAGCAGGGGCATCTCAAAAAAAAAATTGAAGCCCGTTTCCCCCTAGCTATCTGTACCCCCAACGAATAAGCACTACAGACTTCTCTAGTACTTTCCGTTTCGAAGATGTCGTTCTCCTCGCTCTCGCTCGATGCCCTCAAGGCCTTCCGCGCCGCGATTGATGCCGAGATCTCTAGCCGCAGCTCCTCCGTTGTTGCGCCTGTCAAGGTTGTCGCAGAGAAGCCGAAGGTCAAGCGCGCCGCTGGTGCGCATGCCCTCTGGCTCGGACACGTCATCAAGGCGCACGCCGCAGAGTACGAGTCCTTCAAGGCCGCTGCAGAGTCGAAGAAGGGCGTCGCTCTGAGCTTCGCAAAGCAGTGGCGCACGGACCACGCGGAGGAGTTCGCAGCATTCGTGGCTCAGCACAAGGATGCAAAGGAGGCCTCTGAGGCCGAGTCCGTCGCCGCCTCTGAGGCCGAGTCTGAGGGCAAGCCGAAGAAGGAGCGCAAGCCCTGGACGCCTGAGCAGAAGGCGGCGGCGGCCGCAAAGCGCGCGGCCAAGAAGGCGTCCGCGTAAAGAATAAACAAAAAACAAACAAAAAAAACAAAGACAAAAAAGACAACAACATTTTTTTGGTAAAATTGAACACCGTGGTGCAGAAAGGACGAGTACCCGAGCAAAATGGCCTCTGTTATGAGCAAGATGTCGCTGCCGCTGCCGCCCTACAAGCTCACTGACCTCTGGCGAAACATCTTTCAGACGTTGATTGCTATGCAGTTCGACAGCTGGACCTGTCTTGAGGATCGCAGGGCCATCCGCGCCCTCGCCAAGGACATGAACAACAAAGAGCTCGTCGTACAGATACATCTTCGTATCGACATGCTGCAGAGGGCCCATGCCCTGCTGAACAAGAAGATCGATGCATCCGAGGAGGAAGAGGAAGAGGTCTACGCCAACGGCAACTACGAGGATTGCGGCGGCTTCGATCTCGAGATGCGCCGGCTGAACGCGATGTCCGCCGGCGCGGCGGCGTGGGCAGAGTTCTATTCGTGAGACAGAGAAAATTGACCTTATTTACTTATTTTTTACGAGCATGACGCTCAATCTTATTCTTCATATATTCCGCCGAGTAAAGAACGGTTCCTTTGACGAGATTAAGCCCTGCCACAGCTACGGAGATGCATCTGCATATCTCCTAAGCTCACTGCACGGATACGTGGACAACTGGAAGGGGGATGGTGCCGAGTTCTTCATGTCATGGATTGACACGAATAAGACATATGAAGAGTGTTTATCTGCAGCGGCCCTTGAGACAGTTGTTCTAGATAATGATGAGAGAGCCAAACCGATTCCTCTCTTCACGGTCAAGCATAAGGAAACTGGCGAGATTGAGTTCCAGCTGAGCATCAAGAAGAGAATGATGCTATAAAATTGACATTAGCCATTTATTTTTTTCACTTCACCCTGCCAGAATGTACTGCTTTGACTGCCATTCCCCTCTGCGAGCCGATGAGATCGACGGGTTCCGCCCTGATCTGCCCCCAACCTCTGATGCGCGTATCAACTTCCGCTGGATCTATACGCAGTGGAACGGTGAGGAGGTTGCACCACTCTGCGAGGATTGCTTTGCAGATCTAGTGGAAGACGAGCATTGTATCTGCGATGCGAACTGCGGAAAGGAGGTTAAGTCCCTCGACCAGTACATCTCTTACCGAGGCTGCATCTTCTGTGATGAGGAGTGCCTGAGCAACTTCACTGGCGATTTCCCAGAGGAGATTCCAGTAGTTGATAACCCCACATACTGTGAAGAGTGTGGTGAGGAGGCAGATACACAATACTGCCAGCGCTGTCAGGCGGACATTGATACGGCGGATTCTGTTATTTACTGAAGGCAGGTTAAAGTTAAGAAGAATGTAGTTAGTATGGAGATCACAGACAAAACACGTTCCTTTTTTTTACAGAGGCATTACGCCATTCCCGTCGAGTTGATTCTTAATATAAGAGATAGGCAGCGAAAATATATTCACATTGGTGACATTCTATACGCATTCGCAACAATGAAAGAGGTTGATACAAAGTTAGTTCTCACCGAAGAGGAGTATACCGTTATTGATGATGTTTATAGACAGGTCTGTATAAATAATATGCGTTAAATATAGAATGCCGCCTGTTAATATTGAGATGAAGAATGGAAAGCCGATTCCCTGCAGAGAGTGGTGCTTCGGTAACGTCCTCGGTCGTCCCACGCCTGCGAACCCTCCGAAGTATCCTATGGAAGGATGCATTGCCCACAGAAAGGGCCTACCGTGCATGGTAGGGCGTGACGGAAGGGGAAAGTACTTTGCTCACCCGGATGAGCCGATCTGGCAGCAGGTGCCTGGTGTTGCTGTTGCTGTTGCGGTTGTGAAGTCTGCGGAGCCCGAGTGGCGTCGCGGAGCGTTTGCGGCTGTAACACCGGCTCGTCAGCACCGCGGCGTTCTGGTTGTTCCCGAGGCCGCCCTTCAGAAGCCCAAGTCTCTATCGAGAAAGAGATCTCCCCTGATAAAGATCGATCCCGGTCTGAGCTGGGGCGACTTCGCGTATTACGAAGAGCACCCGAGCGCTAAGGCCTTCGCGATTGCGAAGGGAGAGGCGGAGGGTATACCTCTGGAGGGCATTCATGACCCATTCCCTGCACTGCGTGCGGCCGCTTCAAGGGGAAAGACCATGAGAAATAAGTCCAAGTAAAATTGACATTAGCTAGTTAAAACAGAACACAAACATGGCGACAAACTACCAGTTCTTTTGCGAATCGCTCCATGGCGTTTCGTATGATGACTGTCTGGCAAAGGTAAAGACTGAGTTTGAGATTATGCGGCCTCGTGCGGAGTGTCCGACACAGTGTCCTCATTCTGCCGAGTGGCGATGGACGATTCCCGGCGCCTACTCTAAGGCAGTCAAGAAGTCACTTGACCAGCGGACTGCATACGAGGTTGTTGAGGCCTATACGGATCCTATGATCTTTGCATCCAAGTGTGGTCTTCCTGCCGCGGCAAGCTTTGAGACAGTTATGGATATGCGTTTCAATGCACTTACATGGATCGATGAGGGTCTGACGTTGGATAATCCACGCGCTGAGAATATCCCGCTGGACTTGAAGGACCTTATCTTCACACGCGCCATCAGCAAAAATAGAGCAGAACAAAGCCTAGACAAGAGTGTAAAGCTTGAGTGGGGTAGGCTCATGTGGGTTGAGATTATGGCTCAACAGCACGCGAACAGTGCTCCAGTCTTTAATCATCTCATCAAGGTTATCCATATGAAGGAGAAACTTGAGAAGAATGATGTGATTACGAGCATTTGTGTGCACAACATGCTAAAGATGAAGTCGCTCGGGCAACGCAAGGATACGGATACGCTGCATCTTATCACATTATTTGAGACATGGAAGTGCAGGTGTTGCCCGTAAAATTGAAAGGGGGCTGTCAGTTATTATTTTTTAACAGTAGAAATGGGTCAGTACTACTATCCCGTCATTCTCGATGCTGACGGAAAGATTGTTGTCTGGATGCAAGCCCATATGTACGGAAATGGACTGAAGCTGATGGAGCACTCCTTCATCGGAAATAACTTCGTCTCCACTTTCGAGTTCGGACTGAGTCCAGAGGGTCCGCATCACAAGTCCCGCGTGGTCTGGGCGGGTGACTACGCGGATGATGAGCCCGATGGAGAGAATCTGTACCGCAAGTGCGAGGAGTACAGATTGATTCGCCCTGAAGAGAAGGACAGTATGCGGTTCCGTTACATTGTTAACCATACCAAGAAGCAGTTCGTTGATAAGACCAAGGTCCCCAGTCGCGGTGGATTTACAGTCCATCCTCTGCCGCTGCTGACGTGCGAGGGGAACGGGCGTGGCGGAGGAGATTACCGTGATGCTCCTCCGCTGGTTGGGTCATGGGCACGTGACGTTATCTCAGTTGAGGAGGTTGCGCCCGAGTTTGAGGAGATCGTGTTTGACTTGGTAGAATAAAATTGAACTTAGGCTCGCTTATTTATTTTTTACCGGCCAAAATGTCTGTTAGCACTATCGACGCTGAAAATGATAATGACGTGAGTAATCTCATTCAAATCATGCGCGAGGTCTATCTAGGAGCAATGACGCCTGATTCAAGCGATGATGAGATGGATTATGGCCCAGTGAATCGCTCAGCCTCCTCCATGTCCTATGAGGCAGACGAGCCAGTTAATCGGCATCTCTACTTTGACGACGATGGTGAGGAGATTTCGCGGGACGAGTGGCTGTCCGCGCAATGGGCGCTGCCTCTTCGCGGCACGGCCGCAGTCTTTCGGCATCCTCGCGTCGTTCTACAGTACCTCCGTTTCGTCGACGCCCTCAATGAGGCCGCTGGCGAGTCGGAGCAGTTGAACATTGCCTTCACGGAGGAAGAGGCACAGTATATTCTTGAGCATCCATCTATGGTTCGGCCGCCGAACGACTTCTGGGCTGAAGTCAATGAGCTCAAGTTTCGGTTGAGGGAGCATCTTTACTCATAATACAAATGCAGATTACTTTCAAGCGTCACTGGTACACCTAGAAAACCAACGCCTCGCTGATGCCGAGCGTGCCTTTGCTTTTCTCGCAAGATCTGAATCCGTTGTGTAATACGTTTTTCCACACACTGTGAAAGAGGATACACGGGCATAACCCCACTGCTGCTGTGTTGCACCGGGCCGATGACCCGTTCTCCACGCTGCCATGCCGCGATCATAGGATTCCTGTAGTATATCTTGAGGAATACCCGTCGCTTTGGCACGCTCAGCAATGGATTTTGCATTTGGAAAGAGGCGATTCCATTGTGCAGTGTAACCAGACTTCCGTGTCTTTACACCCTTGTCTGTCTGAAATCCGACATACGCTTTCGGGTCTTTCCAGTCGAGCGCACCGAACTTAGTAATCTCTTTTTTTCGGCGCGTTTGTGTTCGCTTTGACAGACCCGCGTAGTACTTTGGGGGCCACGCTCTCATTATATATGTGTGAGACATTTCGTCGGTCACCATATTCTTGATAAAATTGACGTTTAAAGCGACGTCAAAATATGTACTAAGCTAAGATGTCCGTTCCCACTGCAGTTGGTGTCAAGGGCTCTGATATGTTCGAGAACGCCGGCGACCCGCGCGTCACCCTCAGCATGCAGCTGGTTCGTGGCTTGACGCCTGAGACCATCTGCAGTGGCATGAACGCCATCTGGTCTGTCGGAACGGTCAAGGCTGTCGAGGATGCTGTTGTGATGGCATTCCAGACGCGTGACATTCGCGGTGGCAAGGGCGAGAAGAAGCTCTTCAATAAGATGTGGCAGTGCATCTATGAGAAGCACCCGCAGCTTGCTGAGGCTCTCGTGCCGCTCATCCCCGAGTATGGCTCATGGAACGACGTCGTGCACTTCGCCGCTAAGGAGCCGTCTCAGCCGTTCCTTGACCTGCTTGTCCAGCAGATTCGTGCGGATGAGGAGGCCTTCGCAGCGGGGACAAAGCTCTCGCTCGTCGGCAAGTGGGCTCCTCGGGAGGGCAAGCAGTTCGACAAGGTCGCGAAGCAGCTTGCTCTCCGCCTGTCCGCGCATGTCCCTAGCCTGCAGATGAGTCAGCGCCTGGCGACGTACCGCAAGCGCATGGCGAAGCTGAACGCTGCCCTCAAGACGGTTGAGACGTTCGAGTGTAGCGACCACTGGGACGAGATCGATCCGAAGCTGGTGCCTGGCCGCGCCCGCGAGATCAAGAAGGCCGCGTACCTGAACGAGACTCTTAAGGGTCGTGGTCAGCTCCGTCATCCTCATAATGAGAAGCGCATGACGTGCCGCGAGCACTTCCAGGCCTTCTTTAAGGCTGCAGCAGCTGGTGAGGTGAAGATTAACGGCTCGCAGACGCTGTATCCTCACGAGATTGTCAAGAAGGCGGTGGGGCTGCTTGGGCGCGAGAGTGAGGAGGACCGGAACAGCCTCAATGCCGTCTGGGATGCCATGGTGGCGGATGCACGGGCCAAGGGTGGTCTCGGTCGCAGCATCGTCATGTGCGACTTTAGTGGCTCGATGCAGTCTTCGGCGACAGGCGACACGCCCTACTGGGTGAGCATGGCCATGGGCATCCTCATCTCCTCCGTCACCACGGACGAGTTCAAGGACATGCTCATGACCTTCGACTCGTCGCCGCAGTGGTTCAAGTTCCGGCCCGAGGAGAAGACGCTGTTCCAGAAGCTGCAGGCACTGCGGGATGCCGGCCACATCGGCCAAGGCACATCTACTGACTTTCAGAAGGCACTCGACCTCGTGCTTGCCACTCTGAAGATGCAGCGGGTGCGCCCTGGCTCGGAGCCAAAGGACCTCATCGTTATCACTGACATGGGATGGGATCAGGCCTGCGCTTCTGACCAACGTGGGTTCTGGACAGGTCACTCCTACCGCCATGTCGTCAAGACTGAGCAGAAGCAGACGCACATCCAGATGGCACGGGAGGCCTTCAAGCGCGCTGGCGAGGACCTGTGGTCTACAGCATGGAATGTCCCGCGGATTGTTATCTGGAATGTGGCTGCCACTGGTCCTCAGTCCCACGCCCAGTCGACTGAGGAGGGTGTCATCATGCTGGCTGGCTGGTCACCGTCACTCTTCAAGGTGCTGTGTGTCGACGGTGCGCAAGTCCAGAATCCGTACGATGGACTGCGGGCCCAGCTGGATGACAAGCGCTACGATGCAGTGAGGGCCGTTGTTCGGACGTGGGCGGAGGGCGGCTGGCGTCTGTTGTGAGCTGTGTAAAATTGAACACTCTATTTATTTTTTTACTGTTAAAATGGACCATATTGATTCTGAACTTACTTTGCTGCGTGAGAAGATGGCTCGACTGGAGGAGCAAAAGCGTCTTGAAACAGAGAAGGCTAACCATCCAATGAAGACACTTGAAGAAACCATTACTTCTTATAAGAGAGTATCGCCTGGTTATAATAATAGGCATCAAAATGAGAGATTCAACGATGCAAAAACTAAACTTGCATATCTTGAGCCAATCTTTATGGCCTTACAAAACATCATGGCAAGACTAGATGCACTTGAACAAAAAAGTTAATACTACTAGAATGAAGTTTAATAAGCCTCTCCCCAAAACCGTTCTGGCTAAAATGTCTCCAGCAGAACAAAAGAAGTTAATAGCTCTTGAAGAAAAGTCTTCCTCGCTTGGAGCTGAGATGGAAAAGGCACAAGCGGTTGCAGGTGCGGCTATGAGAAAAGAAGATCCCAGTGCTAAACGTTCGGCGGCTGTCCAGAGCCTCATAAACAAAGGCTTCAAAGCTGAGTTTTTTGCTTTCAAAGCTGGCGACGCTGTCCGAGCTTATAAGGAGACTATGCGAACAAAGTACAGTTAAGCAAAATTTATGAATGAATATGCACGAGAATATATCATGATTCTCGTCTACATTCTCATCGGCCTTATCGCCGGCATCCGTATCGCCAGCCTTTTCATGGGGAATGCTATTGTCCCTGCAGGATATTATACAACTTACGATCTAGTCGTGAAAACAGCTTCTGCCTTCACGACTGCGGTCGACTATGTGTATTATGTCGTTATGTACGTGACAACCACATTCTACTCAGTAATCCAACCGTCAAAAGCCCTGATTCTTAAACCAAAAAATGCACTGGTTTCTCTAGAAAAAAGTTGGGTTGAACTTCCGTATATGAAGTGTATTGTGGCGGCCTTCTTCATCTCACTTATCTTGCAACTCCTCAGTCGCAGGAAGCCCAGTCGACGTTAGAACAACACCTGCCGAGCCCTTGTCATTCTCTTCCATCAACGGAATCTTCTCAAGCGCCAGCTCAATCTCTCGCAGCGCCGTCTTAATGCGCACGAGATCCACCTGGCACTCCTCCCACTGCGACCAACTGTAGGTAATCTCCTGCTGCACCTGCTGATGAAAGAAGATGGAGAGACACGGCTTTCCCATACAGTTCGAGGCCATCGTCACGTTCGCAACAGAAGGTACATGGATCATGGACTTTCCGATACGGATGAAGCGAGTCATTTTGTTTTGATTACCGGTTATAAAAAAGGTTGTCAATTTTATCGGGCATCGTTAGGCTTCGCTGCCGCCAAAATAGCTTGTAAAGGATTCTTGCAGTCCATGTTCTTCATCATCTTTCGTGTCTTTGTAACTGCCTTCTTAACCATATCCTTTAACTTTGAATCATTTATGCCAGCTTTGAATGCAGCTGACTTGAAGGAAGCTAATAACTTGCCTTGTGTCTTTTTTAACTTAGCTTCCACGACTTTGGTCATTTTTTCTTCACTCATAGACAGTACCTTTTTCTTTTGCTTCTCGCACTTCCGTATTGCAGCCGGAGAAGGATTAGAAAACTTGTCTAACTTGTCTGCTGCGTTTCTAAAACTCGTATTTCTCATTTTTTCGAGATTGCGGACTAGCTTATTTTTACGCGTCTTTGCCATGTTTCTATATTATAGTTTAACATAAAAAGCTTTACGAGTGTAGACGCGAGAACGCCTTACTGCCTTTCGTGTCTTTCCACCGCCTTCGAACTTCGTCTTTCCCTTGCGCTGAGCAGAAAGATCCCTTTTATAATCTGCCTCATACATTTTCTCAAAGTCATCTTTGAGTTTTACAATACGCGGGTCCTTTCCAGGTCCTCTATACTTTAGATCACCTCTCTCATTCATTTCGCGTATCATTGCACGAATCTCATCTTCTGTTTTTCCGAGTATGGGTTGTATTAACTTTTTAATATCATCTAACTCAGGTTCATCTAACTCATCTGGATTTTTCCAATCTTTAATAGGGGTGTATTTTACTTCAGTTTTATAATGCGGTATATTAGCAAGGGGTAATGCACCACCCTTATGGATTCTTCGTAGACCAAGCGGTGTTGGAAGACGAGATATTTCCTTATGACTTGCACTTAACGATCTTTCTCTCGGCCTTGCTACAGGAGGTGCACGGACTATAATATTATCCGGATGAATACCAGGCCTACCTATCGTAGGCCATTCTTCCCAACCTTCTTCTTTGACTTCCGCATTTTCTTTCTGTTTATATTGTTGTGGAACTAACTTTCTTCTCTGTATTACACCAGCTGCTTCTCGGCGGGCATCTTCTATACCTTTTTTGAACTTTTCAAGGGATACATCTTGTTCCTTTTTACGCTGTTCAAGAGATTTTTTTCTGCTTATATTCTCTCGTTTCCTTCTTGCTATAACTGACGCTACCTTAGAAGGGGATAATTGTTTCTTTGCATCGTTTCTTGCCAACTCTAGTAGTGTAGTTTTATTTTTATAAAAGGAACTACTAACTTCGGAAAGCTTAACGTGTAGATCATGAAGTTTTATCTTTGCATCTTCACGTGTCTTTCTAGGAGTTGACTCTTTTAGTTTATCTATTTCCTTTTTGGCTTCTTGTATTTCTTCCATTAAGGCAATACCACGTCGAAAATCATCTATAACCTTGTTTTTATTAGACTCGAACCTAGATACATTTACTCCCTCTAGTCCTATTATTTTCATTATTCCATCATTTTCGGTTAGAGGAACCCTTGTTCGTTTCAATATAGATTGCAGTGTTTTTGCCCTTTTAGTAGTAGTTCTTCTAGGGACTGAAGCTGCAAATGTTGTGGCTCGCCGAGCTGAGACGGAACGTAGTCTTGCCGAACGTCTTAATGATCTACTTACTGGGCTGCGCCTTGACGACGCCGAGCTACGCCTTGATGACGCCGAGCTATGCCTTGATGACGCGGATCTACTTCTTGGAGTTGCGGATGCATTACCTAATGCTGCTATAACTCTTCTTACTGCAATCGGTCCAATCCTATTGCAGGTATCATTTCTTAGGATCGTTCGTTGGGTTAATGTTTTACAGGGTTTATTATCACTATCCCTATACAAGTTAGCACCACTTAAACATTTCCCATCGTATTCATTACTTTTATATATTTTATTTATAGCAGCTTCATTATTTTCGGTAATAGAGTCGAGTTGATAAAATCCTCTTCTCATATTTGTATATTCTAACTGCTGTAGTTCAAGTTGCTTCATGAAAAATAAATCAGGTGTAGGCATTCCAGAGTTAACATAACCTTCTTTAAAATATTGCACTGGACTCTTTACAATATCACCGCGATACATTGTATTATATATAAGTTCAAACACTCCATACATCGTAGAATACGGAATAAAATAGTTAATCTCAACTGCTGGGAGTGTAGATATCCAAAAGTTACGTGCATAAGCTCCAATGTTTAGAAGAAAATCATCTTGTTGCTTTGTAGTAATACCTCCACCATGTTTTCTAACAAGTTCCCTTGTCTCTAAGAATGTTTTAGGAGGAAATCTAAAAAATGCTGTATAAAATGTATCAGGCATTATCTTTGTCCACACAGGTTTAATAAATCCAAAAAAACCTGTCTCCCATATCTTCCAGTTATGAGAGTTTCTTACTACTGCCCAATAGCTTTTTACATCTTCAGTTCTTAAAGGATACAGCCCTGATTGAAGCTGTATTAGATGCTTTTCTAATCGTTTACGACCACCTTCTTGCGGAAACTTTGCATTGTAATCAGATGTCTTTGTAAAAAAGTTGTACTTTTCTATTGTAGATGATAATTTTCTTTGTGCACGCATAATCTCATTGATTGATTCATCAGCGGACCATTCATCTTTTTCATCTTGCTCTATGTATGTTGCATAATCAGGGGGGCCTATACTTCTTACTATACGACCATATACCTGTTCTTGATTTCCTAGACCAACCATCGGTTCTAAGCACACCATCACTTCATTTAGAGCAAAATCAAGTCCCTCCTGTAAATCAGGGTGAACAATCACGCATACAGGTTGATTACCTATTCTTTTTAATAAAGTAATAATGCTTTCAATCTTATCATTTGTAATATGCGAAGGATCAAACCCAAGTTTTGCACTAACGGCCCTTCTTAAAGCTGCATCATCAAATCCTAGTTCTATCTTTAAACTTTCTTCATCGATGTCATGTGCAATCCATCTCTCATAAGGTTTCTTTGCCTCTTTCATTAACTCACCTCTTTCATCTATAGATTGATCTTTGTGTATAACAATATGAAAAAGGTTGAGCGAGGTTAAAAATGCACTAAAGCGTTCCATTCCCTGTTTCTCAAAGTTACTGTAGATAACCGGTAAATATTTATATGTTACCCTGGCATGTTTGATTACATCTAAGGCATTTAGAAATTTAGGACACATAAACTTAACATCTGGTTCTTCATGTGCACTTGGGGCTTTCCAGTTTTTATAGACTTCTCTAACCTTTGCGAAGTTAGGGCCAAGTGTGGTAATAAGCTTATCACTTTTCTCGACTGCTTCATAACAGTTGTAATCATTAAACTTGTTATTTCTGTCAGTCGTCATTTCAGTTTGTTTTCTGTCTCTATGAGGTACCATACGAGTTGAATACATAAAACTATCAATTGTCATATTCCCTATCGATCGTAAAGATTTCATTAACTCTTCAATATTGTCTGTCGAAATAAAGGAACCCTCAACAACCGAGTCATTTTCTATTCTGAGTCGCGCTACCATTTCAAGTTCAGCAATAGAAGGTGTCACACCCTTTGATGTATTTAAGAAAAGACTAGCTACTTGATGCCTTGTATAAGGTATTTGCACGACATGCACATTTAAAACTGGATATGGTAATAAATCCTTTTCTATTTGTCTGCGCTTCTCACCATTCTTTTCAAATGAATGCTGTATTTCCATTGCTTTGTAGTCAAAAAATGATATATACGGTGAAACCTTGTCAACAAGCATATCCATATCAATAGGATATTTACTAGAGTTTAAAAATATAGATATGATATTGTCAAACGAGTTTAATGCAACGGCGGTGATTGCGGCTATGGCAGCATACGGTGCAACAGTAGTACCAACCGTCGCAACAATGCCGCCCGGTGCTAAAAGTGATACAATCGGCCCTGCTAGAATTCCAAGAACTGGAACAGATGTCAATCCAGATACTCCTCCGCTAATGCTAAGTAATATTGTTGGAAAAAAGTGCGTTATGGCTGCCGTCATATATAAACTTAAATCATAGTCCCTATGTGCTTTAAATGTAATAGCATATACACTAGATGCAATCTTTGATAGTGTAGTGGGATGATAGAACTGAGCACGAAACTGCTCGTCATTTACAGATACTAGTGGAGAAAGTGTTGTAGACTTAACTGGGGACTTATTAATACTTATAAGGATGTTAAGCATCTTTCCAAGATCAGCCCAATCAGTCTGAATAGGTGTAGCGGTCAGCAAAATCACCTTTACGTTTCTATTGAATACATACTTCATCTCTGTATCATAGCGCTTCATGAGCGGGAAAAGACGATGAGCTTCATCTGCTATAATGATTCTGTTCTGTAGATACACACCCCAAGCCTGGCTTAACTTTCTGAAATCAGTGGCAACTCTTCCTTCTGTTCCAGCAAGAGGTTCCTTATTAAGTAAGTCCAAGTAACTTTCTAACTGTGGGTATTCTAAGTATGTAATACGACGCTTTAGACTTTCAACTATGTCTGGGCCGAAGTATTTATCGGCTTTACCTAACTCTTCTGTAAATGCACTTTGTAGACCTGGAGGTGTGATGATTGTAATAGGAATCGTGCTCGATGTATTAGTTGCAATACAGAATGAAGTTCTACTCTTTCCAGAACCTACTGCGTGAAGTAAAAGGAATCCCTTCTGACCGCGGCAAGCTGAAACAACACGGTCACAGGCAAGTTCTTGTTTAGGACGATACCATCCAGCTGTGGCGTCATCATATACACCAGAATCACTGTAGCTTCTATTCGACTTGGGCACAATCTGTGTTTTCCATTTACTACCCGTTGTAAGAGATATAGGAGTTTCTTCAACTACTTCCTCCTTAGCATCTTCTCTTGGAGGAACAGGTACAGATGAAAGGGCGATATATGCCTCTAATATTGTTATAAGGTCGGTTAATATTGTAATAATATCATCAGCTATTGTCTCTAAGCCTATTAATAATAGGGCTACTCGTATTTGTTTTACACTTCTTAAACTTACAGCAAGTTGATCTCTGTAGTCAATCATTTCTTCTTTGGTTAAGTTGTTTTCGTGGATCTTTTTTTGTAACTGTTTAAGTTTTTCTGCAAACGTGCTGCTCGCGCCACGAGTTGTCATCACAGATAGAGGTAACTCTAAAATAGTAATAATAGGATCAAAAATATTTTTTCCTAACTGTGGCAAAGGAGCATCGGGCCTGACTTCATTAGCTACTTTTAAAGCTTCATTTTTTACTTTCTGTTTTATTGCATCAAGGCCTAGACGTAGTGCAGCATCACGTGCCTCTTCAGCAGTTGCTTTTGTACCTCTTCGTCTAAAAATATCAATTAAATCAAATACACTACCTTGCGGGGCTGCCATCTATATTCTATCTGGATTTAAATCTATAACCGGAACTGTGTTTTACATCGGCTGGTCCTCCCACGACACAATCATACCCGACTCGCTGTCGCGGATCGCCACCAGATTCGTGAACTCAGGGCGACCGACCTCCCAGCCTGGCAGCGCCTTCAGGCAATCAATAACCCGCTCCGTGCCGAAGAAAGGGTGACCAATCACTGGGCCATGGTAGCCGTGCCCTAGAGTGCAGCACTCAATGCCCTCCACATCCACAATGTGAATGGACGGCAGGACAAAGTTATAGACCGTCTTGACCGGGCGACTCGTGTAAGGAACAAGAGCGGCAGGAAAGACCCATTCATCGTTCTTGCGAATCGGATGCCACGGCGTGATACTGAGGCGACCAACCTGGCTCATCGGTTGCGAGGGCATCTGCGTGCCGCAGACCACAACCGCAGTGATCGGGACAGGGCCCGCAGGCGTCCAGACCTCCTCATCTGCAATGACATGCTTGATAAGCTTGTAGGTGTCATCACCCATACGAATCATACAGTCGCCGTTGAAGCAGCCTCCGCTCTGATTGTGCCATGAGGCCATCGACAGGGGAGTCTGCGTGAGCGGAGCTGCTGCATAACTCTGCCGAGGCGGCTGGCCCGTTGGGAGTGGCGGAGGCAGCGTCGTGAACGCCGTATCACCCTCCGTCTGAATCTGGTGGAACAGCTCGCCACCATAGATCTGTAGGCCCGGATCCTTGAAGTTAGAGCACTGCTGTGCCTTCTGAGCAGTCAGATAGGAGCGGAGGTAGTGCTCGCCCCACTTCGCGAAGAACTTCTCGCCGAAGGCCAAGGTCACCTGGCGCTGTGAATCATTCGCAGACTTCACATCTAGGAAGAGCTGATTTGCCTTCTCACCTGTGATGCCATCGAAGTTCGTGATGAAGGTCGCCAGAGCCACATTCGACTCAATCGCGCGACCATCCTTAGTCTTCTGAATCGAGGTGGCAATCATCTGCATGTAGGCATCGCGCATCACAGTGAACTCGATGTCATCCGTGAGCCCTGTCTCAGCGGCCATGATGATAGGCGCGCCATTCAGACTGCAGGCTGGTAGAGATGTCTCGACCACGAAGTCTCGCGTCTGACCGAACTGGATCGGGCCAGTGTCAATCCGACGACCTCCGTACTCAATCACGGCATTCCGAGTCGCCGTGGAGAGCATGTTGGCCACGAAGTTGATGAGAACCGTGCCGACCATCGTGCAATCAGGGATGAAGCCGAAGGTGCCGCCACCATAGGCTGCCAGCTCCGTCAGCAGAACACTGTCGAGATTGTAGCCGAAGCCGAAGGTGGACAGGGACCACGGGTTCTTTCGCGGCAGTGACTTCAGAGTCTCAACAATACCGCGCGGCGGGCTCACATTCGGAAAGCCGTCCGTGAGCAGAAGACCGACAATGTGGCGACCGGCCATGTTCGACTGATTCGCGATCTCATTGGCCAGCCGGCAACCGTCGAAGATGTTCGTCTGTGAGTCAGGGTGAATGCTCTCGACCGCCGCCTTCACCTTCAGCTTGCCCTCCGCATTCATCAGAGTGGGCTGAAGAACAACCTGGCCCATCGTGCTGAACTTCACGATTGCCATCATGTCATCCGGGCCGAGAATGGTCGCGAGAGTATTGAGGCCGTGGCCGACAAGATCCTGTCGCGTGTAGCCATACTTCTCCGTGGCATCCGCAGGCTCTGCCGGCTCACCCATAGAGCCCGAGTTGTCGACGATGGCGATGAAGACAATCGGCTGCCTGACGGGCTCACCAACAGCAGAGACTGACATCTTCATCATACGACGACCCTTGTAGTCAAAGGCCAGCGCCTTCACTGCGGTCTCCGCGTCCTTGAAGCCTGGAGTCGGCGGAACGGGTGAGCCTCCCTGGGGGCGATTGCGAAAGTAGTCCTCAATCGTGTTGCGGAGAGCGTGGTTCGGAATCAGATGTGTGCTGCGAAGGGGCGCACCCGTCTTTGGCGAGTGGTTGCTCGTGGCGAACCACTGCTCGATTGCGGAGCGCTCGTAGCTGTGGCCATCCTCGGCGATGACCGGGTCGCGCATGACGGACAGCGTGATCGGGCAAAGCCACTCGTTGGGCATAGAGGAGGCCATTTGAACTGTGTATACCTGTAGGTAAGGGCTTGACGCCATCAATTTTACCCTTTGAAAATTGACATTCATATCATGATAATCGACGCCAAAATGGCCTGCATCGAGTTCTCTTCGAAGACCGCGACGCACAAGGAACTGAGTAACTTCTGGCCGGCACCCTTCGAGCTTGGAGGAAAGTTGTGGCCGACTGTGGAGCATTACTTCCAGGCGCAGAAGTTCCCTGGAGACCCCGCGTTACAAGAGAAGATTCGTGGGCTGGCGACACCCGCGGGGGCAAAGAGAGTTGGGCGGACAAAGTCTCCGCACTTTCGGAGCGACTGGGATGCAGTCAAGGAGGACATCATGCTGGCAGGTCTCCGTGCAAAGTTTGCACAGAATCCGTCATTGGCGTTGATTCTGAAGGGGACAGGCGATGCCCAGCTACGCGAGAAGTCAGCGTCGGATTCTTATTGGGCTTGTGGCCCGAATGGATGTGGAAGGAATCGCATGGGGTGGTTGCTGCATACGCTTAGGAAGGACATCTAAATATAGAGTAAGTATATATATAGATGTCTTGTTCAGTGTGTGGTGAGCAGGGCCATTCGATGACGAAGTGTCCGACGCTGATTGCTCCTCTGCAGCCCGGGTTTTTTACGGGGGGTCCTAGCGGTGGTGGCGGCGGTGGTGGAGATGATGATGAGACTATGTCTTTGTCTCCTCTTCTATTGTCGCTGTCACATGTGCAGCTGCAGCAACAGGTGCAGCTGCAGCAACAGGTGCAGCTGCAGCAGGCGACCCTATATTAACCTCAACCCGCTCTAGCAGCGGTTCCGTACGCGGATCTATCTCAGCCACAGACTCGGTCCTATTTATCGCCGCAGAACTACGCGACTTTGATAGAAGTTGCCGCCAATCCGTTGTACTCGAGCTGACAAACTCATTTGTCTGAGTGCGAGTTGCCGGGCCTTTCGGCGCAACATGCTTCAGACGTTCCTCCAAGGCCATAGAAATACGCGAATCTACATCGGGCAGAATGTCATCACGCAGTGCGCGCTTCTTAATCTTGAGGTGCAGAGCAGCCTCCGAGGCAAGGCCCATCAGACGTGTCTTCGACGAATCAAACGCACGTGTGTGCTCGAGGCCGTGACAGATATCAGGTCGCTTGAGGTTCGGAATATTCTTAAATTCGCGCTCGAACTCCGCGATAATCTCATCAGGGACCGGCGGCGACTGCTCAATCAAGCGGTCCAAATCCTGACGGCAAATCTTCAGAAAATCCATGGCATCAATGCGCTCATTCGGATGAATGGCAATCTCCACCGCGATTAAGCGTTGAAACTTGCCCCACGCAATGCTCGCCACACGATGTGCCTCAGACCCCTGTGCATACCGTAGGAAGTTGCCCAGTGTTGTCAGAATGCCCGCGAAAATAGACACAGCGCCGATACCGGCCTGTACATACCCCTTCAGAGTATTGTCATCAGGCGGAATGAAACTGTTGATTGCAAAGTTAGCCGTTCCTGTCAAGGTCGATAGGATAATAACAGGGATTGTTAAACGCATATTAGATGTGGAAAACTTCTTTTCCGCGCGATCGTGCAGCCACCGATAGCACGCGGCAATATCGGCCCACTCACCCATCAGAGTCTCTTGCTCCTTCGTCCATCCGTTCATGAATTTCTTGATAGGTGTTCCAGATACATCTGTTTTTCTAGGTTCAGGGCTTGGACTCCTTGACGCCATCTACTATCGGTGAGACTTAAAAATAAGGAAGCTCTCTGAGCTTCCTTATTTTTAAGATCATCACCAAGTTAGTCGTTGGACATTTCTTTTAACGAAGCCATTGCTTCGTTAAAAGAAAGTCACGGCGTTATGTCAGACACATTTTTCTGATCAGTGCAGTCCAACTTTCGGATTTCATTTGACTGCTGGCCTTCAATAAATCTTTTTACTTTCAGGCCATTTGAACGCGTTTTCTTGAACTCAGAATACAGCTGCGAGTAATCTTCAGGGGCGTCGCAGCTAGGGCATCCATTTTTCTTGTGCTGTGACGTGTTAGAGTCAGAAGTCCGCGGTCCAGACTTTGCACGGAAAAACTCAATAAAAATATCCGGGTGCTCTACAATCTTGAAATCCTTTATGATTGAACATCCCGTAATGTAATATTCAATGTGTGTCTCAATCGGCAGGGGCTCTTCGAGCAAGGTTAGCGCGGTGGACCGCTTCAAAATATACGCATGTGCCGCTGTGTATTTGTAAAGACGATTCCACGGCTTCTTATCAAGAGGCTCATAGATTGTGTTCGGTTTATAGCGTCCTAGAAGCCACATGCCCCAATCGGACGGAAGATCATTTGATATACGATTAATCTCTTCCATCTGTGATGCTGTTATGATTGCATCATCCTCAAAAATGAGGCAATATGGAGCACCGGATGCAACAAAGCGCTTCCAGATTCCAATATGGCTGAGGCTCGCGCCAATCGCACCGAGGGTCGCGATTTCATAGTGGGCGCGACGATAGTTCTGCATAATATTAAGCTTCGTGTGCATCGAAATACGCCGATCCTTCTTGTAGTTCAGCTTCTTGCCATTGACCGCGCGAAAACGATTCATCTTCATTGTCGCCGTCACTGGCTGACTGATGAATCGACTCCAGCGGTCATTACGCTCCTTCATATTGATTACGTATGTAGGCATTTTATACACGTTAAACGGAGTCCGACGGCGTGTGCCCTTCATCCCTATTTAGGAGGCTGAGATTTCTTGTAGGCCGCCGCCTTGGCTTTCGACTCCAGACCCGTCTTGAAGATTTTCGTGGCCGCCTCGAGTGTGAGTACCTTCGGATCGAGACCCTGTGGAACATTCACGAACTTACGGAACTTCCCAGTCATTGTCTTTTTGAACATAAATACGCCGTAGGGCCCATTTCTGAACTCGAAATCGCCCAGCGTGTGCAAGAGTGACTCCGTCTTCTTTTGAAACTTCTCTTGCAGCGTGGCTTCCGTATCTTCCTCCGCAAATGGCACATTCACACCATTACAGGCAACATACACGCCATGCGGCCCTGACTTCTTTTCCATCGGCTGCCCTTGGAATGTACCGATATTTTGGCCACCAACCTTGGTCTGAACAAACGCGATCGCCGCTGCATCCGTCAAATCAGCAAATGCAACACCATCCGGCCACCCGTAGAAGACTGTCTTTTCCTTATCGGATGGATCCTCTCGCAGAAGAATCGGTCCCTTCTTTCCTAGAACTCCCTTGATTCCACCAGAGAACATGCGCTGCTTGGCCGCAGCAGGCGTAACTGTCGACGGCTGTTCCTTCAGTGCCTCGTAGCGCACCTTATAGGATGACCACGTGTCCCTGCACACCTGCTTCCATTGCTCCTTTCCCTCCGCAATCTGGTCCAATCGTGTCTCCATCTGGCTCGTGAAGGAATAATCGAAGAGAGTCTGAAACTCCTTGAGGCAGAACTGCAGCACGGAACGGCCGAGCGGTGTCGGCGACAGCTTATTCGATTCTGCCCCCACCTTCTTGGACTCTAGAGTGGTGGTGGGAGGCCATACATTGGGTGCAACAGCAAGACGTGGCACTTGAATGGTGCTCGGAGGCACTGTCTTCTTCTCAACATACTGCTTCTCCACAATGGTCTCAACGAGGGCCGCGTATGTACTCGGGCGCCCAATACCCCGTTTCTCCAGCTCGCGAATAAGAGTAGCCTCCGTGTGGCGGGCGGGAGGCCTCGAGTCCTGCGGAAAGGCTTCGAGCTTTGTCCACTTGAGAGGCGTATCGACTGTGATTTGGCCAGACTGGGACCACGCGGCATCTGTGGCCTGCGCCTCTGCAACCTCCTCCGGGTCATCGAGATTCGTGGCTTTGGCACCAATCCGGCGCCAGCCTGGGAACGTCTGCCGTTTCCATGTGGCCCGCCAGCCGAACTCATTCGGATCACCTGTCGCCACGAACTCGACTGTCCGCTGCTCACCGAGGGCCGGCTTCATGACACTCTGAACAGCGCGCTGCCAAATGAGCTTGTAGATACGGCGGTCAGCTGCGTTCCAGTCTTCGGCCGCAGGCAGGTCGACGGCCTCGACGTGCGTAGGACGAATGGCTTCGTGGGCCTCTTGGGCTGTGGAGTCTTCCTTCTTTTTCTTTTGGGCCTTCTGTGCGGTTGCGATATACTCGGCCCCGAAGGCACCGCGAACCCAGTCCTCAGCTGCCGCCTTGGCCTCCTCCGAAAGCACCGCGGAATCCGTGCGCATGTAGGTGATATGACCCGCCTCATAGAGACGCTGAGCAATCCGCATCGTATTCTTCGGCTGCGAACCGAATGCCGCGGATGCCTCTTGCTGCAGAGAACTCGTAATCAGCGGCTTCGGAGGAGCCTCCGATGTTGGACGCGTGGTAGTAGACGTCACACGCCCACCAACGTCGGCGTGAATATTCTCCAAGAAGTTGGAAGCGGATTCTTGGTCCTCGAGTTCTTCAACCATTGGAGCCTCGAATGCGAGTGGTGTCATTACGAGGGCTGTTGTGAGTGGCCCTGTAGACCAGTTACCCTTTACCTTCCAAACTGTATCCGTTTTGAATCCGGCGATATCGGACTCCTTGTCTGCGATAATGCGGAGAGCAGGGGTCTGGCATCTGCCTGCTGATAATGAAGGGGCCTTGTCTTGCGTCGCAAGCGGCCCTTGGACGTACTTCCACAACAGCGGCGAAATCGTGAATCCCACCATCATGTCGAGAACTGCACGGGCCTGTTGCGCATTCACGCGGTTCATGTCAATACGGCGAGGAGCAGCAACAGCCGCCTTCACCGCCGACTCCGTGATTTCATGAAAGACGGCACGCGGTGTCGTGGCCGGATTGAGCTTCAGAAGAACAAGAACGGAATAGGCAATCGCCTCTCCCTCGCGATCATCGTCCGCCGCCAAGAAGATTCGAGATGGGTCGACCCCCTTCGCGGCATCTCGAATACCCGCAATCGCCTTCGCCTTCTCCTTCTGAAACTCATAGGTCGGCTCGAAATCCTTCTCAAGCCCCACGGATTCCAGGGCCGGTAGGAGCGCTCGAATATGACCCATCGATGCGATCACAGTCCAACCCGCCCCAAGAAACCCTCGAATCTTTCCGCATTTTGCAGGCGATTCGACGATTAACAGACTCATACCTACCTTGACGGCATAAAGAGTATCAAATTTATTTGAGCCAAGGAATAAATGCAATTTTTGCCCCATTTAACTCATAGACCAGCTCGGTCGAGCTCTTGAAAAAATGTAGTTTGTTCACGAGGTCTCTGTGAATAAACGGGCGGAGAAATGTTACCATGACCCGCATCCACGTCGTTGTATTTATAAAAAAAATATCGTGAAGTGTCGTACTGTGTTCTTTTGAGATAATACTAGCCAATGAGTTTCTAAAGTCACTCGATATCTCTCTCGATTTCATGTCTGCACAATCAATCACCCAGACCCAAGGAGTTCCTCTCACTTGGTCAATATGACTTATAAAATAGCCTACCTTCTCGGGAGTATCAATCCTCTCGACCTCTTTTGAGTTTCCAGTATAAAAATAGCGGATGTCTCCCTTCTGTGCAAACTGCTGAAAGCAGTGTGCCTTCGGATTAACCTGACATTGCGGGCAGGACATTTATATTGGTTTCAAAAAATAAAATGAGTACCAGTGACGCAAGCGTACCAGTGACGCTTTAAAGTAAGGAAGGCCTTCCTTACTTTAAATGCATGTCACTAAGTAGTCGCAAAAGTATTAAATAAGGAAGCCAGTGGCTTCCTTATTTAATACTTTATACGGTAAAGAATGTGTTTTTTTATGCTTGGCGGAATATAAATGGCCTGCCCGCAATGTCAGGTCAATTCAAAATCCCATTCGTTTACAAAGTTTGCCAAAAAGGGGGATCTCACTTTTTTTTACACAAAGCCAGCTCTTGCATGCGAGCCAGTGAATACTCCGGAGAAGTTCGGCTATTTCAAATCACATATGGATGAGGCGCGGGGTGGGCAGTGGATCTGGGTCTTTGACTGTGCCGATATGAAGACAAAAGAAGTATCATCCATCGCCTTCATGAAGAGTCTTGTTGGCACACTCTCCAATGAACATGCCGATATTCTGCAGGCGATACTCATTATCAATACAAACACATGGATGCGCCTTGCAGTCAATCTACTCTTACCCTTCATGAATAAGAAGGTTACAAACAAAATCCTATTTTTCAAGGGGTCTTCTGAGATGGTCTATGAGTTAAATGGAGCGAAGGTTGCCTTTATTCCGTGGAAATAAGCCGTCTCTCTCTACCTGTCAACTTCCGCTGAACATGCCAGTGGCAGCTGACATAATCCCAATCACCCTCGACAGGAACACCGCGCTGTCCGAAGTTATTCCAGCGCAGATTACGAATGCGCGCCTTGCTTGAATGGTTTCGCATGATATAGTTGAAATAGATATCATACTCCGATGCGCCGGCACCGCCCACCTCAGTTACACACGAGAGAAATGCAAGCCAGAACTCCTTTTCATGATGATCCTCAACCTTCTTAAAGATTTCAGCAAGAATCGGCCGATGTACAATCATAAGATTCGTGACACCGCACAGACCGCGCTTCCACACCTCAAATGACGGATGCAGCCGCTTCATGTGGTCTAGATACCCTTTCTGCGACTCTCCCTGTGCATTAAAAAGGAAGCGGCCAGGCTCGACAAACTTTATACGCTTATTGAAAACAGTGTCTGCGTCAAGCCATAGAACCGTCTCAAGAATACCCGGAATAACGAAGGGAGCGTGTAACTTGATTAACTGTTGAAGATACCACCCTGTACGCTCAGTGTGGAGAATAGCGTCAATATCGGTGGCGGCGAACGGAAAGATTGATTCATCAATATATGTGGCACCAGAAAGATCCATCGGCGCATCGGTAACAACATAAATGTTCCGGACATCAGAAATAAAGCGTCGCGTGGAGGAAATACAGGTTTGTACACAGTCGCGATCCTTCGGGCCACACGGAATCACTACGTCGAAGGGCATCTGTTTCAAATCGAGGATATCGGAGGATGCAATCAAACGCACAACAATACCTAAGAAGATTCAACCAAACCCTATAGAATGTCAACCCCTGATTTTATGTTTCTTACCGATGAACAACTCGTAACTCAACCAGTTGTTACAACTACTATACCCGAATGGAGAACACAAATAACCGGCAGATTTTCCGACATTTCAGGCAGTCGCGTGATTCCAATGTTTTCTTCAGTGTTTCGGGGAAAGCGATCTATTCCTCCACAGAAGATTGTACCCGTTGATAGTTCTGGCACTGTTTTGTATCGCTGGTCGAAATAGTGATGAAATTGAAGCGAATGTTAACTGGTGTCACAGTACAATGGCGTACGCAGAGTACATTCGCCCCTTCAAGCATCAGCGGCTTCTTCTGCCGCGGGGGCAACTCACATATCATCGAAATCCTCATATGGTCAGAGAACCTGCCCATCATCTGTTAAAGTTGATTGAGGGCGACTCGCTCGGTAAAAACTATATTAGCTTCTGGAAACATTCGAGAGACGAATATGGTTGTAGTATGTGCGATTTCTGTATGGTGTCTGTTATGACGGAGGCAGGCTCTCAGTTAGAATATGATAACTTCTTCACAGATGAGGAGCGGAGGTTTCTAGTCGAAGCAGTGGCTGCAGGGACTGTTGTGGTTGGTCTGATTAACATTGAGAAGGAGGTCGGTGAATCTCAGTGCCATTCAGTTGGATATGTTCTTATTTCATCAACCCTTATTCTTCTCGAATCATGGGATACATTCTCTACTGAAAGAGATAATCCTCTGAAGGTGAAGGGGCTTACTGAGAGTGACTATATTGAATGTATCAAAGACATGTTTGCCGATGTTGGGGTTACAGTAAAGAATGTGCGGCGACCTGGTATGAACTATGATCTACAGCGCTGCGATGAGATGATTGCATCAGAAGATGGAAAGTGTTTGATGTGGGCATCGCTACTTGTTTCGCGTGTTGTTAAACTGAACTTGAAGAAGAATCTGTATAAGAATATTCTACAGCTGTATAAAAAGTTGGATGCAATGCTTGATACGCCTGATGGATTTCAGCGCCTGTTTCTTGAATACTATATTTAAAGGGGGACTCGTACTCTTATTTATACTATGTTAGCTGCAACATGGGATAACTTTACGTATATTTTAGACGATCCCGTTTTTGTCTATACAATCAATAATGGTCTCACTGAACCCTATACTAGAGAGTTACAGATTGTAAAGGATTATTTACAGGAACATCCCTCATCTAATAACACATGTATAGATATTGGTGGCCACATTGGAACGACCTCTTTCGCATACTCTAGGCTTTTTAAGAATATTATTACGTTTGAACCGAACCCCACTTCCTATGATTTTTTCTGCAAAAATATGAGATTAAACTCCATTAATAATGTAACTGTACATCATAAGGGAGTTTATAATAAAAGTATGCACTGTCGTATTGTTAAGCATAATGGTGGCAACTCTGGGTGTTATTATATTCAAGAGTGTGAAAAGAATGAAAACTCTATTGAGGTTGTTAGACTCGATGATTTAAATATAGAGCGGGTTGATTTTATGAAAGTAGATACAGAAGGTTCTGAGCTCTTTGTATTAGAGGGCGCACTTGATCTTATTTCAAAAAATAAGCCGCTTATTCAAGTTGAAACGAATAACTGTTCGTTAGATTATTTTGGATATGACAAGGAGCGTATATTTGAGTTTATGAAACAGCAAGAGTATAAGCTACTTTCGGACAATGGTGGTAATCCATTTTTTTATTACCAATGACGCTTTAAATGCATGTCACTAAGTAC